ATATCGTTATCCGGCAAACGTACACAGGGCCGGGCGCCAGGTGACGCAACCACCTTAACAGCGTAGGCGCGAATAGAAAAGGACAGAAAAGCATGAAACGTGAAGATTTGACTAAACTTGGACTGACAGACGACGCAACCATCGACGCCATCATGGCGGCACACGGCAAGGATATTGAGAAATTCAAAACCACTGCCGAAACTGCGCAGGCCGAAGTGACCGGGCTGAAGACCCAACTGACCGAAGCGGGCGCCGCCATCGAAGGCTTCAAGAAACTGGACATCGAAGGTGTCAAGAAATCAGCCGATGAGTGGAAAGCCAAAGCCGAAACGACCGCCACTGAAGCGCAGAAACAATTGGCTTCCCTCAAGTTTGAACATGCCCTGGATGGATCGCTGGCCAGCGCCAAAGCCAAAAACCCCAGGGCTGTGAAAGCCCTGCTGGATCCCGCCGCGCTGAAGTACAACGAAACAGACGGCAGCATCGTTGGTCTGAAAGAGCAGCTTGAAAAGGTCAAATCCGAAAATGATTATCTGTTTGAAGGCGAACAAACATCTGTTCCCCGGATCGTTTCGGGAACCAACCCTCAACCAACCACAGGCGACGCGATAGTCAACGCGGCCAGACAGGCCGCCGGATTGCCAGCCGCCAAATAAGGACAAAAAACCGTGGCAAATTCAATTGCTCTTGTTACCAAGTTCCAACCCATCCTGGATGAAATTTATAAGCGCGAGTCGCTGACCGCCATCCTGGATGCGCAAACCAAGCCCGTCGATTTCATGGGTGCCAATGTTGTCAAGGTGTTCAAGACCTCCGTTGTGGGTCTGGGCACTTATTCCCGCGCGACCGGCTATCCGGCTGGCGACGTGACCGGCACCTGGGAAGCTTTGACCCTCTCTGCCTCCCGTGGCCGCGCATTCTCCATCGATCGCCAGGATAATGATGAATCACTGGGCATGGCCTTTGGCACGCTGGCCAATGAATTCATCCGCACCCAGGTTGCGCCCGAAGTCGACGCGTACCGCTTCAGCAAATATGCGTCGTGGTCTGGCATCAGCGAAGTTGGATCCCCCGCTACACTGAGTTCCTCCACCGTCCTGGCTGCCATTGACCTGGCAGGACAAACCCTGGATGATCTGGATGTACCCGCTGAAGGCCGCATTCTGTTCGTTTCTTCCGCAGTTTCCGCCTTTCTGAAGGCAGCCGTCAGCCGTTACCTTGCCAATGAAACCAGCGCCGACCGGCGTGTCAAGAACCTGGACAACATGCAAATCATCCAGGTTCCACAGACCCGCTTCTACAAGGGGATCACTCTGGACGCTGGTGCGACAAGCTCCGCCGGTGGTTACACCAAAACCTCCTCAACCGGACGGGATATCAACTTCCTGATGATGCACCCGGGCGCTGTTTTGCAGGCTACCAAGCAGGCTGCATTGAAGATCTTCACCCCTGAAGAAAATCAGAGCGCGGATGCCTGGCTCATGCAGTACCGCCTGTATCACGACGCCTTTGTGTACGACAACCACGTCAACGGCATCTACAGCCACATCAAGGCCAGCTAATCTACCAGGGCGCTGCCTGGATGGGGCGCCCTCTATTCAAAGAGAGAAGGTGATCCGTGAAGCTCTATTACAAAGACGGTATTACCGTCGAAGCGCAGTCTCCAGAGGAAGAAGCCTGGCACCGGGCCCTCGGATTTGTGGAAGTTGCGCCTGTTGAACAAGAACCAGAATCGGCGCCAGAACAGGCAGGTGAATAATGGCAATTAAACAAGTACAAATTCAGGGTTTCCTGAAAGATGTCAGCGACAATTTTGCCGCGGTTGGTGATTCCAGCGCTGTTGGGCTGAGTAATCAGCGTGTCGCGCGGTTTCTCTTCGACACTGCTGGCAAGGATAGTTCCGGGGTGAACAATACCACTATCGCGGCCCACGGCACGGGCGTGATCCTGCCGGCCAATGCCATTATTACCGGTGGCTTTTTTGACGTGAATACCCTGTTCACATCCGCCAACGCCAACAACGGCACCATCGCCATTGGCGTGGAAGGCGCCGCCGATATTCAAGCCGCCGCGGCCGTATCAGGCGCGCCGTATTCATCCATTAACCGCAAGGCCATCGTTCCAAAGGAAAACACCCCGGAGAGCACAGCCGTCAAAACAACGGTGGCAAGGGAAATCACCCTGACCGTGGCCGTCAGCGCCCTGCTGACCGGTAAACTGACCGGTTATCTGTTCTTCGTCGAAGGCATTGCCTCGGCGTAACCTCCTGAGAGACTATGGCAGCCTACGCTGATTACACCTATTACACGGGAACTTTTCTCGGGACTGCCATAGCCTCGACTGTATTTCCGCGCCTGGCGCTGCGCGCTTCCCTGATGATTGACCGGCTGACATTCACCCGGGCAGCGCCTGTGATCACGGCAAACACTGACACAGCCACCATTGATCTTATAAAAATGGCAACCTGCGCCGTGGCCGAAGTCCTCCAGGAAGATGAAGCCGTTGGCAACGTGGGTAAAGTCACAAGCGAGAGGCTTGGCAACTACTCAGTAACCATGACCGGTCTTACCATCGAGCAAAAAGTGACGCGGGCTGCCAGCCTGTACCTGTGGGATACCCAGTTGATGTTCCCGGGTTTGGATGTGAATATCAATGCGAACGAATACCGCGATTACTTTTTATAACCGTTTTGTTGATCCGGCCACACGCAGTGAGCTTTTTCAACGCTCGGTCATCAGCCAGTGTTATTTTGAGAGCCTGCACGCTGCACGGTATTTGCAGGGCGGCACCTTGATCATGGCCAATGTTGCCACTGTCTATATTCCTATGATGGCCAATATTGGGAACTACCTTCATCCGGTTGATTGGCTCGCATTGTCCAATAAGGTTGGAAAATTTACCTTTTCCGAAGGTGACCTGGTAGTGCAGGGCGTAGTCACAGATGAACTCAGCGCGGATTTCACTCCAACCGATCTAAAGGCCAGGTATCCTGATGTTTACAGTATTTTGTCGGTTGATGATCAAACAATGGGATCCCGTTCATTGTGGCATTGGCAGGTGGGGTTGAAATGAGTGACGGGCCGAAAATTGAAACACCACGCGGGCAGATTTTTATTAATGACAGCGGCAAAGCTGAGTTGAAGTGGAATACCGAGTTCCAGCCCAAATGGCATGAGCGTTATTCTTTGGCTCAGAAGTTTGTGGACTCGGAAGTACTGCGCTTATGCGACCCACTTGTTCCATTCCAAACTGGTATGTTGAGGAATTCCGGTATCCTGGGCACAGACCTTGGCAGCGGTTCCGTGTATTGGATTGCCCCGTACGCCAAAGCGCAATATTACAGGACGCGTAAGGTAGGAACGAAAGCCAGTGACCAGCGCGGGCCGTTTTGGTTTGAGCGCATGAAGCAAGTCTCTGGCCAGCGAATCATTGAAGGCGCTAAAAAGATTGCGGGCAGTGGTGGCGGAGCATGACCATTATCTCCGCTCTGCGTACCTACCTCGCAGCATACAGCGGCCTCAAAACCGGCGCGCCGTTGTGGGTCAACTATCTGGGCGCAAAACCTACTCAGTATGGGATTATGCCGCTGGCCGGGGCGCGCACGGTCGAAACCTACCTGGACAACACCCGCTTGTGCGAATTTCCATTTGCCATTCAGTCGATGGAATCCACTGCCGATGAGCTGGCGAGGTTGGAAAGCGTTGGGTTTTACGAAGTATTCGCAGCCTGGCTGGACACACAGACCAACGCGGGAACATTCCCAACGATGGACGCCAAGCAAACCCCTACCGAGATCGCCGCAACCGGACAGGCTTATCTGTACCAGGAAGGTGAAAGCCAGACCGGTATTTATCAAATTATGTGCAAATTGACTTATGAACAGCAACCCTAAAGGAAAACATGCCATCAACCACCATTAAGTATTTTGCTTACGAACATCTTCCGCCAAAACTGCAGGAAGTGTCAAAGCCTATCGGGGAACTTGCCAAAATGTTGGAAGAGCTGCTTCCTGACGGGCCTGAAAAATCTGCCGGGATGCGCAAACTTCTCGAAGCGAAAGATTGCTTCGTTCGTTCAGTTCTGCCGTAAAGGAGACAATTATGCCATCAGTAAGAGTAAAACGTTCGCAAGTACAAACCTTTTTGAACACCACACCTTTGAGCGCGGCAACTTATGCCCTGATTGGTGATGGCGTGGCTACTGGGAAGATTGCCTACAATCCCAAGACGCAGGAAGAAACATACATCAACCTGGACAATGCCACCATCAGCGTGGAAGATTACGCGCCCAAAATGGCAGTAGCCGCGGTGGCCAAAAATGGGGATACTGTGTTTGAGTTCATCGACAATCTTCGCAGAACCCGCGCCATTCTGGCAGCCGCTGAAACAGACATCGTGAATGTCTGGGCTTATGAGACTGGCGGCCCGACTGCTTACCCGGCTGAAAAACAAGCTGTGGCTATTTCAATCAACGATTTTGGCGGGGATGGCGGCAAGGCAGTTCAGATTAATTACGATCTGAACTACATCGGTACACCCATTTTAGGCACCTTCAACGCTTCCACCGGCGCCTTTACCGCGAGCTAGGAGCAACCATGACAAGCGTAAGAGTAAAGCGCAGTCAGCTTCAAACCTTCCTGAATACGGGTACATTAGTCTCACCGGTCTGGTCTGTGATCGGCGATGGTGTGGCAACCGCCAAGATCGCGTACAACCCGAAGCTCACGGAAGAGACGTATATCAACCTGGATAATGCCACCATCGAAGTGGAAGATTACGCTCCCAAGATGCCGGTGGATGCTGTTGCCAAAAATGGTGACGCAGTTTTTGAATTCATCGACAATCTGCGGAAAACCCGTGCCATCCTGGACGCTGCTGAAACTCAGATCGTGAATGTGTGGCTGTATGAAACTCTATCCATGGGGTATTACCTGGCTGAAAAACAAGCCGTGGCCATTTCTGTCGATGATTTTGGCGGCGACGGTGGCAAGGCAGCCAAGATCAATTACACCCTGGATTACATCGGCACGCCTGTGATCGGGTCATTCAGCCCCGCTGGTCTGGCCTTTGTGCCCGCTCCCGTCAACACCATACTGAGTACCCTGGTGATTGGCGGGGTGACGCTCACACCGTTGTTCTCTGCTGATAACACCTGGTTATGGTACACCGGCTCTGTGGCGGCTTCTTCGGTCACAATGTCTTCAACTTTGACCGGCGCCACCATTGTTCAGAAAGTTGGAGCTTCGGTTGTTTCACAAGGCGGAGCTGCGGCGTTATCCATGGGTCTGAATCACCTGACAGTTCAGGTAACAGTGGGCACGGAAGTAACCACTTATTCAATCGACATCACCCGGACAGCGTAAATGGACTCAATCCGCATTGACACCGGCGAGAAGCACATTTGCATCAACGATGATCCAAACAGGGTGTTGGTATTCAATCCAGCCGACATCCTGTTTGCGGAAAAGTTTTACGCTTTACTGAGTGAGCTGGAGAAGAAGATCACCGAATACCAGGAACGCGGAGCGCAATTGGACAAGGACAATGCGCAGGACGAACATGGTCTGCCCATGAACATTTCTGCGCGTGTGGCCTTTATGCGTGAAAGCTGCGAATATATCCGCGGTCAAATTGATTACCTATTCGGAGTTGGCACCAGCAAACTGGTGTTTGGGGATGCCATGAGCCTGGATATGTTCACGCAGTTTTTCCAGGGAGTTACA